ATGAGAAAAATATTTTTTTTATTGATACTTTATTTGAGTTCGTTTAACTCTTTTGCTGGTGTTCAAATTTCGGGTGGTAATTTACCTGCTGGTTATGTTGGTAAAACTTATGCTAGTTATACAGAGGCTCAAGCAGCGTTGACAAATCAGTGTTTACCGATGTCTAACGGTCAATTTATTACATATGTCACTCCAACTTCAGCTACTGGTAGAAAATTGTCTTTTTGGATTAATATGAAACCTTCATGCGGTTCTAGATATAAACAAACGAAAGGGTATGTTTATTTAAGGGCTTATACTCCACCTCCTGAGCCTGAGCCTGAGCCTGAGCCAGATTTTTGTGGTTCTGATGAAGTTAATCAAGCTCGTGAATCATCTAAGGCTTCTTGCTTGGCACCTCTTTTTTTTAATGAGAGGTGTGATTCTGAAAAAGGTCAATATTTATCTTCCTGCACTGATTTTGAAACGAGTGATGATGACCCATTAGGCGAACAAGGCAATCCTAATCCTGACCCTATTGACCCTAATACTGGCGGTGGTTCTGGTGGTTCTGGTGGTTCTGGTGGTTCTGGTGGTTCTGGTGGTTCTGGTGGTTCTGGTGGTTCTACTGGTGGCGGTGGCGGTGGTGATTTGCCTTGCATGCTTAATTGTGGAGATGAAAGTGAAGACCCAACTAAAACATATTGTTCATCTTCTGCGGCTGTTTCAAAAGTTAATTCAAATAGGGCGCTTTGTTCTATGAGAGCTGGTAATAATACATTTAGTTTTGTTATTAAAAGTTGTAGTGAGCTGACAAAAAAAGTTAAAACTGAATGTAATATTAACACTCCTCCAGACCCAACTAATCCAGACCCAACTAATCCAGACCCAACTAATCCAGACCCTACGAGTCCTGATAATAAAGAGTTATTATCTAAATTGTCCTCTCTGGAATCCTCTAGCACTCTAGGTTTGGATGCCATTAGATCCTCGACTGAACACGGCTTTAATGAACTTGGTACAACTACCGCTGATGGTTTTAATTTGCTTGGTGATAAGTTCGGGGATCTTAGCGGTGGGATTGATGGACTTGGCAATAAGGTTGATGGTCTTGGTGATAATTTAGATTCTGGCTTTGATGGTCTTGGTAAAATAAATCAAGATGGTTTTGATGGTTTGGGTCAAAAACTTGATTCGTTAGGTGAAAAGCTTGATGACCTTGGTACTGTCGATACTTCTGGTGATGGTAATTGTTATAAAAATGATACCTGCATTGGTTTTAGAAATAGTTATTATCAAAATGGTTTAAATGGTCTTGTATCTTCATTTGTTACCAATATAAAAAATGGTCCTCTTTATAATTTATCTAAAAGTTTTACGTCATTAGATTTAAGTTCTGCTTCAGCACCATCATTTGAATTGTGTTTAGATTTTGGCGTTTTTGGTCACTACGGTTGTGGCGATCTCATTTCAAGATTTGGATTTATATGGTCGTTTATTAGATTTTGTATTGTTTTTACTGCTTTAGCATCTGCTAGAAGTATGATATTTGGGGGTTAATAATTATGCTTACTGATTTTTTTGATGGTATAGCGGTTTTCTTTTATCGTTTGTTTCTTACGTTAATTACTGCATTGAAAGACTTGTTTTTATGGGCTTTAGAGTCAGTTTTTTCAGCTGTAACTTATTTGCTTTCTGGTCTTACTGGTTTGTTTGGTCAAATGGATGTTAGTTCTTATATGAGTGCTATTCCTTCACAAGTCGCTTGGGTTTTTGTTCAGGTCGGTTTGCCTAATGCGCTTGTCATTATTTCTTCTGCTATTGGTATACGTTTGATTCTTCAATTAATTCCTTTTGTAAGGTTGGGTAGCTAATGATTTATGGAATAGTAGGAAAGCCCGGAGGCGGCAAGTCTTATGAGGCTGTTGTTTATCATATTATCCCAGCGCTTTCTAAAGGTCGTAAAGTTATAACTAATTTACCTTTAAATGTTGAATTATTAGTTAAAACATTCGGTGAAGAAGTTAGAGAACTTGTTTTAGTTGTTGACGGTAAACTTACAGATTTTGGCTCTAATGAACGTCCGTTTTCTACTATTAAAGATTATAGTGATGAATGGCGTAATGATAAGGGTCAGGCTGCGCTTTATGTTGTCGATGAAGCCCATATGGTTTTACCCACTCGCGGTTGTAATGTTCCTATTTTAGAATGGTATTCAATGCATCGTCATCATGGTATCGATATTGTTCTTATTACTCAAAATCTGCGAAAGTTAAATCGTGATATTAAAGACATGATAGAGCTTACTTATTCATGCCAAAAAAATACCGCGTTAGGCTCTCCGAACACTTATACGCAAAAAGTTAGAACTGGTGCAGCTGGTGAAACTGTTAATACTTCTCAGCGAAAATATAAAAAGACGTATTTTAAATATTACCAATCTCACACTGCATCTAATGACGCAGTAAAAGAAGCACATGCTGGTGATGTTAAATCTATCTGGCGTTCTTGGCCTGTCGTCGGCTCTGCAATATTTATGATATTAGGTATTGGTATTTTGGTTAATCTTTATTTTGATCATCAGTCTAAAAATAATCCTTTGCCTGTTGTTGAAACGCCAGCTGTCACCGTTGATGCTGATTTTGATTCTGATGTTCTGCCTTTAGATTCAAACTTACCCATGTCAGTAAAGCCACACTCTGATAGTGATAAATTTAATCCTAATTATATAATTTCTGATAATGAAAATTTGTATGGTTCTTTAGGGCCATTAGATAATTATGATTTTTATGCTACTGGTAGTATGCGGCAGGTTAAATATCAAAGGATTGGTAATACATTAAGTACTGATTCTGATTCAGTTCTAGATATTATTTACTTTGATGTTTATTTGAATAGTAAGTTTATGTTTAAAACCACGAATGCTGATTTATCGGATATTGGCTATTCTGTCTCAGCTTTAACTGAGTGTGTTTATACGCTTACTTATAATGAGTTTAGGCGTGTTGTTACTTGCGCTCCTGAAATTGAAGAACAAGAGGAATCTAACCCTGATGCTGCGGAGCCTATTAACTCTATTGTTGCTATGAATTAATGCTATCAATATTGTTTTGCCAGGGCGACTTATTGCTATCAAAATCACGAACCGGTAATGGTTTTTTGATAGCAAAACCAAGCAAATCAAATTCCAATTTTGATTTATCAAATTAGAGTTTTGATAATCGGGTATCAAAATGCAATCGTGACCAATATCACTTTTGCTATCAAAACAACTTATCAAGTCGTTTAAATGCTATCATTTTATCTTGATTTTGTTATAATAGACGAATAAACAAATCAAAAGGAGTTAAACAATGGCTATTACATTAAGACTTGATGAGAACCAAGAGAAATATTTAAGTAAGTTTATGGATTCATCTTATCATTCAACAAAAAGCAAAGCAGTTTTATGGTTAATTGAAAATGCTGAGCGTTTGGTTGAATCGGATAAAAAGCTAAATGCTATCACTGATGCCCACGAACGGAAGACTTCAGCAGAGAATTTGCTATCAGATTTACTTACCAGGTAAACGCTTTTGCTATCAACTTTTAAAAAAAGGTTTTTCTATGAACTCAGTAGAATTTATTAATACTAGGGCTGCAATTGGTGTTCTTAATGAGCGTATGTCTTTAGAGGAGTTTTTAATATTAACTTCTCGTTATGGCCATATGGAAATGATGATTTCTGTTCATAAGTGTTTACCTGACCATGATAAATATTTTAATTCTTTATCTAAATTAAGTTGTCATGTTGGTAAATAGTTGATGATTACGTGTTACATGTGGCAATTTTTATCTGTTGCATAGGCGTAGCCGTCCCCCTTTTCCTGCTAAACCTGTTTTTTGCTGAGATTATGAGGGAATGCTTTGAAAGGCACAGATTATTTTTGCGAAATGTATAATAACTAAGTAGTATTAAGCGACTAAAACGAAAAAGCACCATCCGATTGGCGTCAGATAGTGCTTAAAAATCTAAATTAACCACAGCTTCGCAGGCTTCTAGGATAATTCATTATGAATAATAGCAAACAATTTGACGGTTTTACAACACCTTTACCGGAGGGCGCTCATTTTCCAGTCGGGGGCCTCGTTTCGTCGGGGGTGGAACTGGAAAATCGAGCGCCCCTCGGTATATATGCAAAGTTACCTACCCCCCCTAAAAAATCAGCTGGATTTTTAGATGAATCTACTGGTGAATATGTTGTTCTTGGTAAGCTTTCGCCTATTGAAGCCACCAAGGAAGCTCGTAAAATTCGCTTTAAACTCCAAGATGCTGCAAGAGATGCTTTATATTTGTTTCATGGTGATAACACGCCAATAAACAAAGGCGGCTACCCTGTTTATCATCGCACTTGTTCATGTACTCGAATTAATGTTTCTTCGACTATCTCAATCGTTAAATCTTCAACTAATAAAAAGTCTTTTTATTCTGGGCTTAGTTCTTGCGCTAGTGCTGCAACTTGCCCAATTTGTGCGGCAAAAATTAATGAGCGTAAATCTAATGAGTTGCGCATGATGGCCAATCAAGCTGAGGCGATGAATAATAACTTATCACTTTTGACGTTAACAACTCCGCATACAGCAGCTGATAAAATAGAAGATTTATTACCTAAAATATCTGATGCACTTTCTAAGTTTTGGTCTGGTGCTTGGGCAACTCGATTTAAAAATAAATATGGGATCATTGGTAACGTAAGATCATTTGAGGTCTTGCATGGCGCTAATGGTTGGCATCCGCATTTTCATTTAATTGTCGTTTCAGATAAAAAATTACCCTCTACCGAAAGAAGTGAGAAAGGTTATATTTCAAATGAACAATCTGATGCATGGATTCATATTTTAAATCGTTGGAAGTCTGTATCTGTTAGCGCTGGTTTGGGTATGCCTAATATGAATGGTCTTGATATACAAAACGGTGATAAAGCGGGTGAATATATTTCTAAATTTGGCAGTGATGAACAAATATTAGAGACTAAATCAGGTAAAAAAATTACTTGGGATATGATGGATGAAGCGACCAAGGGTATGACAAAGCTAGGTAAAAAAGGTTCTAAAACGCCATGGGCTTTACTTTCTGATTCTGTTGATTCGGATTTAACAGCGGAACAACGTAAAGAGGCTAAATTTTTATTTTTGTTTTATGCTCGTGCTATCAAGGGGAAAAATATGCTGAGGTGGTCAAAAGGTTTACGTGCTCATTTTGGTTTAGGTGCTCAAGCTACTGATGAGGAAATAATTGCTCAAGAAGAAGATAAAGCGGACTTACTTTGTCACATATTACCGACTGAGTGGAAGCAAATATTAAAACTTAAACATAGAAATTTAGTGCTAGATTTAGCTGAATCTGGTGGTTCTTCTGCAGTTGCGCAATACCTTTTTGGTTTGGATAAATTTGCTGATGATTTTGAAGTTTTTGAGTTTGGTTTTAATGCTCGTGGTAAATCTCATGATGAATTTGAAGAAGATGTTATTAATGAGCGGGTAAAAGTTGAGGTTATAAAATCTCAATTACCTTTAGAACTAGACCACAACACAGATTATTTAGAATCTATTGTTGATGATGTTTATTCAATTGCAAATTCGAAGCACCGAAAGGGATTTTTTAAAGGGCTATTCTTAGACAATAGAATATCTTTGAAGCAGCGGCCCCTTGTCCCTTACGATGTAGATTTGAATAATTAATATAAAGGGGGTTCGCCCCCATTTATTTATCTCTGATTATTTTTTCAGCTACAGCTGTATTTATATAGTCCACTAACATTAAATTATCTTTTTCGCATATCTCTTTTACCTTTTCATAAACTCCATTTTTAATTCTCACGGTTGTAGTTCCCTTACTACTTAGCATTTTAGACATGTTGGCCATATCGTTTTCAATCATCTTTTTATAATCACTATTATCATTGTGCATATTTTCTACCTCTTTTTTTATAGTAACTCTTGAATCTTCATAACATCATTGATACATTAGCCACACATGTTTCAAATTCGTTCCAAATTCGTTCCAAATCAGTGAGGCTTTATGAAAGTACCAATGCAGATTTTAAGCATATCAGCAGGTAAATTAGATAATGGCGGTGATTTATACGCAAGTGTAATTATTTTAGATGATGCTCAATCATCACAAATTACCGCAGAACGTATAGATGTAGGCCAGAAGCACGCAAAGGTTAAAGTTTCTACCGACAATGACAATCAACTTTGCAGAACTTTAGCAAATTCCGGTCAAGTACCTGGTACTTGTCTTGTTGATATCGAAACAACGGTTAAAAAAGGTGAGATGGTCATTAAAGTTGTTGGCTTCCATCCATCCAATAAGGCAGCTTAATTAATGCTTTGCGTTGCTGTTAATTCACAGGGTTTTTTACAGAAAACCAATCAAGATATTGAAGATTGTAATGGTTATATTTTGGTTTCTAAATCTGAGTATGACTTCTGGTTTGATTATGTTTCTGTAAGTCCCTCTGATATTTCAGCAGCGTTTAGTTTTGGTTTTGTAGCCATTCTAGGCGTAGGGTTCTTAGCTAGCTACCCAATAAAGATAGCTCAAAATTTAATACGGAAGATTTAA